TCGCTGCGGCCCTTCTTGTTGGCATGATTGTCTGGTGCTTAAAGGTGTTTATTGAGGTGTTGTTATGAGAGTGAAAATTGCAATAGGCATAGTCGTTTTTTGGTGGCTGCTGCAAGTTTCCTCCATTGCTTTCGCTCAAGACACAACAATCAACTACAAAGGACAGCCACCACCCACCGCAATGGCTCCATCAATTGCTGCGATGGGCAGTGATATTTGCGCTGTTCCTGTTTCTGGTGCTATCAGTTCAACAGTGATCGGTGTCGCTGGTGGAATGACTGTTACAGATTCAAACTGCGAGCGTATTAAGTTGGCTCGTGAACTGTCTAACCAAGGATTGAAGGTCGGTGCTGTGGCTATCCTGTGCGCTGATCTGCGTGTGTGGGAAGCGATGGAAATGTCTGGTTCGCCTTGTCCTATTGGTGGTGCAATTGGTGATGCTGCTCGTGAGGCGTGGGTGAAGCTACATCCAGAAAGGTTCAAGAAGCTGTATGGCAAGGTTCCTACTCTGGCTACTGCTGACTCTGGGGTCAAGTAATGCGCTGGCTCAGTCGTGCTACTGCACTTATTCTGCGGGTGATGGGCGGTGCTACGCAAACACAACGTGCTGGGCCTGTGCGCCTGGAGCCTACTCATCCACATGGCAGCAACAGTTCTGCCTTGGATACCAGCCGCCAGCGCCTTTATGCACGCCTTCCTCGATCACTGAGCAACGGCCATGCCCTGTCAATTTCAACGGAACAGAAACCTGGAAGCAAGACACTATCTGCCTTGCTGGAACTGCTACGACAGGCGCGTGGTTCAAATTCTCGGACACCTGCACGCCAGCGCCTCCAACTTGCCAAGCAAGCGTTGAATCCCAGCAGCTCGCCTGCCCCGTTAACACCAGCGGCACAATTCAGCGAACAAGAGCCAGCGTCTGTCCTGACCCATACGGACAACCCGTCTGGCAACCTTGGCAAGAGCAAAACAGTTGCGTTCCTAACCCTCCAACCTGCCAAGCCACAACGGAAAACAGGACGGAAAGCTGTCAGCAAAACCAAAGCGGCATCAAAGAGTTTACGCGCCAAAGCACTTGCCCAAATCCATATGGACAGCCGATTTTTGGTGTGTGGACGTTAACCAGGGACTCATGTGTATGGAATCCAGCAACTTGCACCCCGAACACAGAGACGCGCAGCGAGTCGTGTCCAGCAAACTTCAGCGGTATCAAGACATACAGTCGCTTGGGGACGTGTGCGACTCCGTACAGCCAGAAGTCGTGGAGCGAGTGGACTCTGACACAAGACACTTGCACAGCGAATCCACCAACGTGCCAAGTGGGGATGCAAAGCCAGACGCTATCCTGTCAAGCGGGGTTCACGGGAAGCATCATTCAGTCAATGACGAGTACGTGCCCAAATCCATATGGCAGTCCGGTGTGGTCAGGCGTTTGGCAGACTACATCCGATACGTGCGTGAAGTCGATGACCAACCCGACCAACGTGTTGTCTCCAGTAAGCCCGGTGAGTCCACTCAACCCGAGCAGTCCCGTCATGTCTGCACCCGTAATCCCCACCGCACCTGTAACTGCGATTCCGGGGTTTGCGCCGATGATGCAGCAACCTACCGATACGCCAGAGGCCCATTCCTCACAACCGAGTCAAGCCAGCGAGTCCCAACCCCAAAGCCAAACCACCTCGGAAACTTCAGCTGCCCCATTGACAACAAACTCTGCTCCTCAGACGTCTGCAAGGGCTGGTGCAAGAGCAGCGGCCTTGGTGCAGAGACTAACGCTGATCGGGGCAATGCCGAGGCAACCGTCAATCGTTGAACAAATTTCTTTGAAGCAGGAGCTACCCAGTGAGTACCGAAAACAGCAAGACTTTCTCCTTGAACTTATCAAGTCAGATGATTCTTGGCTTGATCCTAACGGCCCTTCCGGTGATAGGTGGCGGCGGCTACGCAGGAGTGACCTTCTACAACAAGATGATTGAAACCATCGAGGCTGTTGACGATTACAAACCCTACAACGACACAGAGCTGCGCGAGAAGGTGACAGCGTTTGAGATTGAAATGAAGTCGGTCAAAGAGCGTCAATTGGCTATTGCTGAACAGGCAGTTCGTATTGCTGAAAAGTCTTCCGATGCGATTGCTCTGGCCCGTGAGACCAAAGCTGTTGCCAGTGGCGCTGCTGCTGAGAGTGCTGCTTTGAGTCGTGAAACAAAATCTAGTGTTGAAAGTGCAAACCGTGAAATTCAGACTAGACTTGCCGCACTCAAGCAAGACCTTGACAGCACTGCTGCCTCGTTGCGCTCAGAGATGAACGCGCTCAAACGAGCAACTGTTAACCCAATGTCCAACCGTTAAGGAGTTCCCATGATTACCAGCTACAAAGGTCTTTCCCCTGATGAGATCGAAGTCCGTGTTTGGGCTTTTGTCGTCAAGTCAATCACCATCCTTGTGTTGGGCATTGCTTTCGGTGTTCTGTGGGCTATTGCATTTGAAGAACAATCAACCGTCTTGGCCCCGATTGATGCTGTTTTCTTGGAAATCCTGAAGGCCATTGCTTTCATGGGTGTTGGCACTCTGGGTGGTATCTCTGGCCGTAAAGCAGTCAGTGCTGTTGCCAAGAAAATGTCTGAAGATGAGGAGCAACAATAATGCTGCCTGTTATTGCCTCAATCGTTTCTGGTCTCATCCAGAACAATATGCACAAAGTCGCTGATGCCGTGATGGACAAAGGCGTTGATTACGTTGAGCAAAAGATGGGCATCAAACTCAAGCCAGAGGGTGAGGCCACCAAAGAGGACTATGCCAAGTGGAACGCTGAAGCTGCCAAGCATGAGGAGTTCATGGCTGAACTTGATGAGAAATCTCGTCAGCGTGCAACAGATATGCAAATGACTGCAATGAAATCAGAGGATTGGCTCGTGAGACGCTTTGTTTATCTGTTCGCTGCTTTCTGGGCTGTTATGGCCTGTGCTTACATTGGCTTTATTACCTTTGCTGACATTCCAGAAAAGAATCTGCGTTTTGTTGACACCATCCTTGGCGTTGTTATTGGTGGTGTGATTACGACATTGTTGAGCTTCTTCTATGGTTCGTCTCAAGGAAGTCGAGCAAAGGATGACAAGAAATGATTACGCTGGAAAAGCTAATCGCTGCTGGTGTTAAGGCTAACGTGGCTGAAACCTGGTTGCCTTTTGTCCAGCAAGCGTGTGAGCGTTATCAGATCAACACCAGAAACCAAGAAGCAGCGTTCATTGCTCAATGCGCTCATGAGTCTGGTGGCTTCACCATGCTGGAAGAAAACCTGAACTATTCAGCAGCCACAATGTCTGTTGTATGGCCTAAGCGTTTTGCTGAAGTTGGTCCTGATGGCAAGCCAAAGAAAGACAAGGGCAAGAACATTCCGAACAAGTTTGCTCTTGCCTTGCACCGTAAGCCTGAGTTGATTGCTAACACTGTTTATTCAGGACGCATGGGTAATGGCCCTCTTGAGTCTGGTGAGGGCTGGAAGTACCGTGGCCGTGGTCTTAAGCAGTTGACAGGCAAAGACAATTACACTCGTTGCGGTGCTGCGATTGGCGTTGACCTGGTGGCAGACCCTGACTTGTTGCTCAAGCCAAAAGATGCCGCACTGTCAGCAGCATGGTTCTGGTCTGTTAACAAGTGCGGCCCTCTTGCTGAGTCTGGTGATTTTGTTGCTCTGACAAAGAAGATCAATGGCGGGACAATCGGCCTTGAAGACCGGGAGAAGCGCTACCGCGCTGTCCTTGCAGTCCAATAGGCATATACATACAAGCCTCTGATGCGCTTGTCTCTACGCTGACTATTGAGGTTCGTGGCCCAACCACTTGTTCAGGGTGATTGAGCCACCTCTTGCAGTTCCTGCAATAGTTATCAGGATACTCTGGGTCACATCTAACAATGTCACTTAGGAGCATTTTCCATCTCGATCAATAGTTCAATGTAGTGCTTGGCTTTTTCAAGGTCAGCAATGCCATTCTTTTCTTTCCAGCGAGTGATGTACTTGACAACATTACCCTCGCAAAAACCCAAGTTATTTGCATGGATGTAGATGATGGGCTGGATGGCTTTGCCTTTGTAATGATCGCCTGATACCTGCTTATCAAGAGCAGATGCTGGAAGATTAAATGCCATCACGACTCCTTTTGGAAGATCCCGTTTGGCAACAAGGTTCCTTTACGGTCCTTGATCTGCTCATAGGCGTGCTCAAAACACTTCACAAGGTCCAAATCAGCACAGGCGCAACCCATGACAAGGGTAACGAGAATATCGCCGTATGCGTCCTTCATTGCTTCCTTGTCTTTAGAAGATATAGCATCTAGCAACTCACCAACTTCTTCAAGAGTTTTGATTGCTTGTGCCATTGGTGTGCTGTTCTGGACAATCTTACGTTCCTCACCCCACCTGATGACGTTCATCTCAATCATTGAATAACTCATGTTTTTCCTTGTAAGGTGGGCCTACTCGCTGCGTCTGTGGTCCGGTCTACCGAGAACCCCCAGTGGCACAGCATCCGCTTTCGGCCCGTTAATCAGAAGCAGTTGGTCGTGCAGTTGCCAAAACTACAGCAGGTCGTGCAAGTAAGCATCCGACCACCAGACATGATGGTGTGAGTTGTGCAAGATGCCCAAACTGCTGTGGCTGCTGTCGCCAGTGTTAAAGCTACGATAAGTTTTTTCATGATGTTTCCTTATTGAAACCAAAGCCAGAATCCATGAAGGATTCCGAGTGGAAAGAAGAACGCACCTGCCAAGAGAAAGCCCCATAAGCCATCAGCAAAGCAGGTGAATACATGGGTTAGCCATGCGGCAAAACATAGCAGTGCAATGATCCAGCCCATATCTATGCCTAGAAGGGCGCGTCATCCATGTCATCAAACCCGCTGGAAGGCTTAGAAGCCTTTTTAACTGGCGCTGCCTCCTTTGGCTTAACCGACAGGCTCATAAACTTTTTACCCGTCTTCTCGCTTGTTTTAAGCCATCCTGAAATCCAAAGATCAACCCCATTGACGTTCAGGCTTCCTTTGTAATGAGGATGGTTGTCTTGCTGTCTGTCGTCATTTTTAAACAACGCGCCACGATTTTCATTGCTGTATTCCATTTAATGCTCCTTTGTAAGCTGAAAACTCTTTGTGCAACTTGTTTGTTGCCTCTATTGCTACAAGTTCAGCTAATTCCTTGTCATCGTAATATCCAAAACTATGACACTTTGAATTAACTCTTAATTGAACAAACCATTTTTTATCTCTTTTGTGCCACATTACTCCTTTGATTCCTGTTGTATTACGAGTGCTAATTTTTTGATTCATGCAATTTTGAGACTTTGTTGCTTCTCTTAAATTTTCAATTCGATTGTTAGTTTTGTTGTTATCTATGTGGTCAACGTAGTCTGGCAGGTAGCCGTGGTGATACAAGAAAATTAGCCTGTGAGTCTTCTGCATTTTTGAGTTGACATGAATTCTGTAATAGCCAGTTTTTTTATCCAATGAGCCAGCAGCCTGGCCTATTTTTGTTGCATTGGATTTTTTTACTTTCCAATACAGAACTCCATCTACGTAATCGAAAATTGATCGGACAAGTTCTTGCGTAATCATGCTTCACTCCATCAGTGTGTCATCATGAGGTTGTGGCAGGAGGTGATGAATCTCTTTTCAGGCTGCAGACCCTAGCCACGCCATCATTTTACAAGTCTTTGGCTTTTTTTATTGCGCTGCGTGTTTTGCTATCAAGCATTGACCACAAACAGACCTTCTGGTCACTCTCCAGATTCTCCGCATCAAGCATTTCAAGGGCTTGTTTTGGATTTCCTTCAGCTACGTTAGCGATCAACTCGACCGCTAATTCTTTAAGGTACTGCATTTCCTCTGGGGGAATAGTGTCTGCAATACCTTGTGAGGGTGTGATAACTACTTTCTTTGCTGCCACCTCATGTGTGTGTGCGTCTGCATCATTATCGCCTTCAGTTGGTATGGCAAACGCTTGGAAAGCAGCATATTTGTAAGCCGATGACATAGCTTTATTCATGGACTTATCACCAGAATCAAAAGCCTCGCCAACAGTGCAGATAGTATGCTTGCTGCCATCTTCTGAGCTGACAAGATCAAACTCCATTGTCACATAGCTGTAAATCAATGTTTTGTTGCTTGAACTTTGACGCTCAGTCTGCATTGACTTAACAACCCTTGGCAAGATGCAAAGTTTATGCTCTGCAAGCAATGGTGAAAGTGTGTTGTAAACCTGATCTATTCCGCGAAAGTTATAGCCAGCGCCTTGAGTGTTGCGGCCTTCTTTGGTGATGCCAATCTTTGATAAAGCAAATTGGATCGCGTTTATTGCTTGATAGACTTTCATACATTCCTTTCAACTTGTTTAGCCAAAAGCCACTTGTCACCCAAAAATCGGATTGACTTGATCCACTGGCGGCAGTTGTGACGCTGAATGTGCGCTGGCACACCATCAACACAATACAGGCTGCGTACCCGCTTGAGAAAGTTCGTTTTCATTCCTTGTCCTCCTCAACCTTGACCAGCTCAACTGATGGTGGAATATCGCGGTAGCTGCCGCCAATGACCTGATTGAAGCCGTAGCCCTCAACCATCTTGTTAGCGTAATCGAGAAGAATTTTCTCGACTTCTTGCTTGGTGAATTGGATTTTCATGATTACTCCTAAGTTGTTGAACCCATATTGTTAACCCGAAAAACAGCGTTGTCTCTAGGTATAAACCCTTAGAGACAGAAGTTTTTTTTCGTGTAATCTTTGCGCTATGAACACACACGACCAAGACGAATACGAGGCCAGCGAGGCGTTGCTAGACTACGCAATCACGCTGGTCAATCGTTACACAGACCATCCTGGTGATGTAGATGCGGCCACCAAAGCCCTTCTCATTACTACGCTGGAACATCTTTTCAACAGGAGAATTTACATTGAGCAAATTGCACGCTAAGTTGTTTTACCTTGAGCAACTTAAAGACAAGCCTGGACACCATCGACTGATCGCTAACCGCTTGACTGACCGATTTAATGTCAGTGCTGCACAGATCAAAGATGAGTTGCTGGCTGACGGTTACATCAAGTTGGACAAGATTGTCCGCATGGGTGAAACGCGCAAGAACAATTACTTTTACGTCCTGACTGGCAAAAAGTTTGTATATGCAACTGAGCCAGAAAAGCAAGTCGCTGTTGATGGATTCTGGCCTTGCGGAACAAAGAAGTCTTCAGGCAATGCGTTTGATTTGTCCACCGCTAAAGGCATCTTCAGCAAGACCGAGTTGGCTGCTTCTGTTAACAAGGGCAAGCCAAACAACTACAACTCACCAGTGCAAATCATTGCCTATTCACGAGCATGACATACAAAACAGACGCAATCAGCCAGTGTGAAGGCAAAGACAAGCTGCCTACCAAAGAGCTGGCGCTGGTTATTGTTGGTCGGCGCAGAGACAACCCGATGGAGGCGTATCGCTGCCCACACTGCAACTTCTGGCACGTTGGTCACGCAACGCCCAAGAATAAGGTTTTTAAGAGATCACCAAAATGAGCAAGGGAAGTTCGCAAAGACCGTTCTCTGTATCCGCAGAGGAGTTTTCAAACCGATGGGAAGCCATCTTTAGCAAAGGAAAGTCAAATGTTCACAATGTTCAAAAAGCCAGCGACACAGACGGAGCGCATCAAGGTACTGTTGTCCAGGAAAGACGGAACGACAGCAGCGGAAATAGCCCGCTACCTGCCGACAACAAGCCCTCACAGTAAGATGGCTCGCTTGGTCAAGCATCACGGCTGGACAATCCTAAAGAAAGACAATCCAGACGGAACCAAACAATACTTTGGCAAACCACCAAAGAAGTGATATAGTTATCTGAAACCCGGCTAGCTAGGAAGTCATGAGCCTAGCGAAAAGTGAACTCCCCACCTGCCGTAGTTTCTTTCTGGGAGATTTGCGGAGTTGCTTCAATGCACTATTACCAATTCAACATTGGCGATTACAAAAGCCATACCGAACATCTTTCCGAGATGGAAGACCTTACCTATCGGCGTTTGCTTGATTGGTACTACCTTCACGAAAGTCCAATTCCTTTAGATGAGTCTGAGGTTGCAAGGCAGATTCGTATGCGTTCGCATAGCGATTGCATTGCAGTCGTATTACGAGAGTATTTCGAGCGCACTGAAGATGGGTGGATTCACCATCGCGCAAACAAAGAATTGGCAAAAGCTGGCGAAAAATCACAAAAGGCCAGTGAGAGTGCCAAGGTTAGGTGGAGCAAGCAAAAAGATGCGAACGCATTGCCAGCGCAATCCGAAAGCAATGCTACACATAACACAGAACACATTACACAAAACACAAGACACAAGAAGAACGCAACTGTCGTTGCTTGCCCACCTGATGTTGCAGAACAGGTTTGGCAAGATTGGTTGTCGCTTAGGAAGTCAAAGAAGGCGGCAGTGACCTCAACCGTCCTTGATGGCGCAAGGAAAGAGGCTGACAAACTCGGCTGGCCCTTGGAGAAGTTTTTGGTTGAGTGGTGTACCCGTGGAAGCCAAGGACTCAAAGCTGAGTGGGTGGCTCCTAAGCCTACCTTTGCCCAACAAGCTGCTGATGTTGCTCGGTCAACAGTACCTGGTCCAACTGGTCGTGACCCTGTGCTTGTCAAAATGGAGCAAGAGCGATCAAAGGCGGTTCCGCCTACTGTTGAGCAATTGGAAAAAATGGCTGCACTGCGAAGGAGTATTGCAAAATGAATTGGGAAAAATTAGCGCCTATTTTGGAAAGTGCTTTTGAAAAAGTTAAAGGTATTAAAGATGTAGATGAGCGCATGGCTGAGTTAATTCTTGCTGTTGCAGTAATCGTTGAGGAATCAGAGCGAGAAGCCTGTGCAAAACTTGTTGAGGCATACATTGTTCCAGGCATGGCTAGAGAAATGGCGCGGATTATTCGTGCAAGGGGACAAGAATGAGCCACTATCAAGCAATGCAAATCTTAGACAAAGTGCGTGAGGGTGTACCTTACCCGCTTCACATCATTGACGAAGCACTGAGGCTAACAGGTGACTTGGGGTAAGTACCTATGGCATACAACCAGAAACCAGAATCTAATCACAGTGACAGATACATCATTGAACTTGGTGAGGCCAGAGTTCTTTTTAGGACTTGGGAGTCAACAAAGCAAAAGGTCTTAACGCCTGTCCGAGTTGAGTGGCTAGAGCGCAAATATGGCTCAGGGTCTGTTGAGCGAATTAAGGGTTACATGGCGAAATTAAAAAGTGGTGAACTTGAATGACATTTCAATTAATCTTCAGTGTAGAGGGCGACCCTGTTGGCAAACAGCGCCCAAGGTTTACAAAGACTGGCCGCACCTATACGCCAAAAAAGACTTCTGACTACGAAGCAACCATCAAAGCACAAGCACTTTCTGCAATGGGGCCAGCAGAGCCGCTAGAAACGCCTGTAGCGGTCTATATCTACATCAACCATGCCATGCCTGCCAGTTACTCAAAAAAACGCAAGGAAGCCTGTTTAAATCGTTCAGAGCGCCCTAAGAAGCCTGACCTTGATAACGTGGCAAAAGCCTACCTTGATGCCATGAACGGGATTGTCTACAAAGATGACGTCCAGGTGGTAAGTCTCCATGTGACTAAGCGTTACGACACTATTGCCAGCGTCCATGTTTGCGTGAAGGAGGAACTGGAATGAAAGTTACTCTCTACAGCGCACAACAGGCTCACACTGTCCTGAAAGATGTTTGGCAAAAGGCTAAACCTTACTTGTTGGCTGGCAACAAGCTGGTGCTGACGATTGAGAAAGAATCAAAAAGCCGTGACCAGGAGGAAATGTATCACTCCATCATTGGACAGATCGCAAAGCAAGCAAGCCATTTGGGGGCTAAGTGGAGCGCAGAAGATTGGAAGCGTTTTCTTGTTTGGCAGTTTGCAAAAGAAGTTGGCATCAGCACTGGCAAGTTAGTTCCTAGTCTTGATGGCACTGGAATTGTTCAGCTTGGCTTACAAACCCGTAAGTTTAAGAAAGACGAGTCAAGTCAGTTCATTGAGTGGCTGTTTGCTTGGGGCGCAGAAAACGGGGTGACTTTTGATGAAAAAAATTGAAATTGGCAACGCAACGCTGTACCTTGGCGACTGCATGGACATACTGCCAACGCTTGATAAGGTGGATGCGGTGATTACTGACCCGCCTTATGGAATTGGTGAAAACGCGCACCGTGTCGCAAGTCGCACAAAACTTGCAAAAACTACTGACTATGGCGATTTTGATTGGGATAAAGCGCCACCTGATGCGACAGTAATTAATGCCTGTGTGGCTGCGGGTAAGCGTGCGATTTTGTGGGGCGGAAACTATTTTGAATTACCTCCTGCTAGAGGCTGGTTAATTTGGGACAAAGTTAATAGTGGTAACTTTGCTGATGCGGAAATGGCGTGGACAAATTTACCTATGAGTGTTCGGATGTATCGCCAGATGTGGAATGGAATGATACGAGAAGGTGATGAGCGCGGACAAGTCAGAGTTCACCCAACGCAAAAGCCACTTGGATTAATGCGATGGTGCATTGAGTGGGCAAAAGGGGCGGAAATCATCTTAGACCCATTCATGGGAAGCGGAACAACGGGAGTTGCTGCCACTCAAATGGGCCGTAAGTTTATTGGCATTGAGCGCGAATCAAGATACTTTGAGATTGCTTGCAAGCGCATAGAAGACGCACAACGCACCTTTGATATGTTTGGATTCAATGGCACTTGTGCTGATGACTTGCCGAAACAGGAGTCAATGTTTTGATGTTTCCAAAGCATAACTACGTCAGAAGCAAGAAACTTCTGGAGAACGCCAGAAAGATACCTTGCCAGCACTGCCTAGCTGATGACGGTACTGTGGTAGCTGCTCACACAAATTGGGGTGGAGGCAAGGGTAGAGGAATTAAAGCTGATGACAACTTGATCGCAAGTCTGTGTTTTCACTGTCACAGCCAGCTAGACCAAGGCGCATCAATGAGCAAAGAAGAACGCATGGAAATGTGGGAAGACGCTCACAGGCTGACGGTAACAATCCTAAGAATGCGTGGTCTATGGCCTGATGATGTGCCACTACCTAAGGGTTTCTACTGATTCACAAAGCTAGTTTTCAAGATCACAATGAAGACTCATTAACCAAGGAATGTTATGACCGAATTTGAATACAACACAACTCTGAACGGTGGCGTTATCACTGTTGTCCTCAAGATTGAAGAATTTTTTGATGAGGACGGAACAGATTGGATGACAAGCCTAAGTGCTGTTTACTACGACTGCACTGATGTAACAGGCATCTTGTCTAAAGAGCAAATCAACGAATTGGAAATGGAAGCCCAATCTGGCTTTTCTGATTACTGCTTTGAATTGGGTAACGTATGACAAGAGAAGAACTGCGCCAGGAGTTGTTGGCTGATTCACAAGCGTATTGCTGCTATTGCGGTCAGGCACAAGTCAGCTTAGGTTGCTGTGGTGAAAACCATTTCGAGACCTTTGCAGAAATGGATGAACGCACACAAAAAGAATTTTTAGATGCGGAGGGTGTATGAACAAAGACAAAGCATTAGACTTGGCGCTGGAGGCGTTGGAGGAGTTACAACCGGATGACGCATATCCGTATAGCTTGCAAAGCAAAGCCATCACCGCCATCAAGCAAGCCCGTTCAGCACCTGTGCAGGAGCCTGTAATTAAGCAGGGATGGGATGTAGACACGCTGCTCGACAAGCCCGCAGCACCCGTGCAGGAGCTGTATATAGCGCCGGATTTGTCCATTTTAAAACATTCCGATAATTGCCGTTATTGGGATGAAAGTGAGTTTTGCACTTGTGGTGCTACTGAATATCATGAGCTGCACTACTGGAAAACTAAAGCCCTTGCACAACCTGTGCAGGAGCCTCGCGGGTATCAATGGCTTGATACATCAGTGTTCCGTAAAAAACTGCCGAAAAACGCCGAGCCTGATGCGTGGAATGCTCTCTACACCACCCCACCCGCAGCACAGCGGCCTTTTGTTGGGCTGACGGATGATGAAGTCATCAAATGCACGCCGACTTGGGGAGGCACTGTTGAAGATGTTGCCCGAGCCATCGAAGCCAAACTCAAGGAAAAGAACGAATCGCATCGACAGCACGTGACAGACGGTTCTCCTTGTTGGTGTGAACCAGAAACCAGCTACACAGACCCAGAGACAGGCGCGTCCGTGATTGTTCACAAGGAGCCGCAATGACAACACCAGAGCAACTGATGACGCAGGAAGAGCTTGCGTTCCGCTGGAAGATCAGCGAGGCCACACTGGAGCGCGACAGATCACTTAAGCAGGGCTGTCGATACCTCAAGCTGGGCGGTCTAATCCGTTACCGCATTCAGGACATATTGGATTACGAAGAGGCCTGCATGCGTGAGCCGAAAGCCAAACTCAAGGAGAAGAACACATGACCGACAAGATTTTGATTGACCGCAAAGAGCTGGAGCAGGTGCTGGAGGCGCTTCAGGAATCGTGGCGCACCGACAAAGGTGACATTGCCATCACCGCCCTGCGAGAAGCACTGGCAGAGCAGCCAGCACCCGTGGCGAAGCCACATGAGCAGGTGCCTGTGGAGGTTAAACAGATCGCGGAGGCGCTGCGACAGGTCGGCCTGACACTTGTTCGCACAGGTGGTTCATTTCGCGTTATGGACTTGGGCCGCATCGAAGCACAGAGCACATCCCCACCAGCACAGCGCAAGCCGCTGACGTTCTCAACGCTGTGTGACATTGAATATGAAATCACACACAGGGATGGTGACTTTTCCATTCTAAATTTCGCCCGAGCCATCGAAGCCGCCCACGGCATCAAGGGGGACGCATGAAAACGCAGCATTGCGATGAATGCAAGCACGCCACCATGCGAGCACTGCCAAAGCCTGTCCTGATCTGCGCCATGCTGCACAAACCTCGGTTCTATGCGCCCGTTTACTGGCTCAAAGATACGTGGGGCTGGAAGCGCAAGTGCGAGGATTTTCAGACCAAACTCAAGGAGAAGAACACATGACCACTCAACTTGTTCGTGACTCTATGAAGCTGATGGCTGATGCTGGCGTGGACATTGTGGACATCAAATGGTTTGACCTGTCTGGTGCGTTCACTGACAAGCAACGGGCAGACCTTGACCCGGTGATGACGCACCGACCACCTTTTGACAAATGCTTTGTTGTTTGGCAAGGAAAGACAAGCCATCACCCGAGCTACACCGTCTTGATGATGGTGGCTGGAGATGATCCAGATGAAGGCATCACGGTGTCAATGTGGAAGGGGCCAACCGGGACTCGACTGATGCCGATCCCTGCCATGTTTTACTTCATTGAGGATGACAACATTCGATACGGGTCTGTCAGCGATGACGAGCCAGTGGACAAGGAGCTTGCAGAACTCATGTTGGCTCAAATTGGCGCTTGGTACGGTGCGATGGACAGGCGTATTGAGGCGCACATTCCCACAGTGCGTGACACATTTACCAACCGCCGGAAGATACAGCAAGGCAAGCTGCCAACCTACGACTGGACAACGGTGTGGATTGAGCCATCTAAGCCCCGCCAAGAGTCCAAAGGGGGCACACACGCATCACCCCGCCTGCATGAGCGTAGAGGCCACCTGAGAAGGCTAAAGACTGGGAAGAATGTCTGGGTTAAGTCCTGCAAGGTTGGTGACGCAAGCAAGGGGGCGATATTTCACGACTATGCAATCAAGGAAAACACATGAAGACCGTAATTGAAATGGCGGGTCAAGCATTTGAGACTCCCGGCACTGAGCCTGCCTTCCGCAATGGTTTTTGGACGGTGACACAGGAAGAGCTTGAACGCTTTGCCGAGCTTGTCTGTGCTGACACCCGCAACGCAACGCTAAACGAGATCGCCACCAAGATCGAAGCCATGCCATTCGGGGACACTGCCGCCAGCTTTGCTGTGTGGATTCGGGAGCAGAAGAATTGAGAAAGAAAAGCAAGTACAAGCCAAGAGGCGTACGCCTGGACGCATTGAATTGGGTCTTGGCGGGACTAAAGCCGATTTCGCAGGTAGGTGATGCTCTAACTGTTCTGAAGGCCAAGAATCACTCAGCACTTACGGAGGTTGTTCAAGGCAGGGGAAACCGTGACCAGCTAGACATACTGATCGCTGCCTTGAATATGACAGAGGCATATGCCGTTCACGGGAAAGGAAAAGATTGGTTGCCGGAGATCAAAGAAGGGCAAGACGCACTGTATGAGATGGCTTGCCGTGGGGTGGAGACAGATAAGTTCTTATTCCGTGGGCCTGAGATGCAAGCCGTGAACCTAGTGATGGAGATACATGATGCCCAACTGGAACAAAGTACGGTCAAAGAACTAGAAGAAATGACCGCCTATGTGAATAAGCAGGTCAGACAAATGAAGGCAAGGCCGATTAAAACGTCAGAATGTCAAACCACTCAAGAGCAAATGCTGCCAGTATGAGGCCGAGAACGGTGGCAAACAAAACGTCTTTGATGGATTCGCTGAGAGACTTTTTCATGGGGACTCCTGTTGTTGATGGCTTTATTGTCTAGTTATCAACAAACTTATCCATATGGACTTACCCTAGTTCACAACTAGCAAAAACTGTGGTAGGGTGCTAAAATCTGGAAAACTGGAGAATGTTATGGGTGGACTACTTGCGCCAAAGGTTGAGATTGAAATTGAGATAAAGAGCCAAGAAGAAAAAGGCGATGCCTGTCCTCTGGCGACTCAAGATGTAGAAGAAAACCTGAAGAATCGTCAAAAGGCGATTGACAAGGCCAGTTATGGCCCAATGAACCCTAACGAGCCAAATACCGATTACTGGCGAAAACTGGCTAACGGGTGGCGACTTGCTCCGGGTCAAGCAAAAAAGTCTCTCTGCGGGAACTGCGCCGCCTTTATCCAGACTGAATCAATGATGGACTGCATCGAAAAAGGCTTGGGTGAGCCTGATGCTTGGGAAGTCATTGACGCTGGCGACCTTGGTTATTGCGATATGTTCCACTTCAAATGTGCTGCCAAGCGTACTTGTGCCGCTTGGATTGTTGGTGGCCCTGTAACCGATGAATCGGAGAGCGAAGATGAATCTGAGTAAAGCAGCCAAGAAGATCGGCAAAGTCATGGGCGAGTACAAGGAAGGCTCTCTGAAGTCTTCTTCTGGTCAAAAGGTCAAGAGCCGGGATCAGGCCGTAGCCATCGCCATGAGCGAGGCGGGTCGTTCCATGCCTAAGCGCGGTGGCCGTACAGCGACCAACAAAGCTAAGAGGTAAGTTATGGCTGGATTACTCGGTGATGTTTTCAGTGCTGGCAACGTAGCCAAAAGAAAACTGCGCGATTTGCTTGGTAATCCAGTGTTGGGCGCACAGCAAATGGTCGGCAACCTGAACGACAGAGCGCGTAACCTTAACGAAATGACAGCCGCAGCCGCAAGGGAAGGCGTGAACTACGGGCCAGCAACGCAGCGTTTGGCTGGTCTGATGGCTGATGCTTACAACCCTATGGGTGTTGTCTCCAAGCAAGGCTTTCAAAGTGTTGTTAATGATGCTTCAGAAATATTTGGGCGAGGTGCAAAACGCATTAAATACACCGACCCCAATAGTGGCGGCATGATTGACGTATTGCAAAGACCAGATGGGACTGCTTCTGTTTTGGGGCTTGAAGTGCCAGAAGCAATGAGAGGGCAAGGCATAGGCCAAAGCCTTCAGTCTCAAGTTATGCAAGACTTTCCTGAGATGATGGGTCAAGTATCGTCAAAGGCCGCAGCAAAGACTGCTTATCGATTAGGCCGTAGACCGCCCAATCAGCCAGACGCAACTCTTGAAGATGTGTATAAAATCATGGATGAGTATTCGTCAGTGAACTTGGTTTCGCCTGAAATGCAAAAAAGGTTTATGCAAAGTTTGCTAGACTAACAACCCCGCCGATGTAAGTCGGCACTAACTTGACCAACCTACGGGAGTCAAACCAAGATGAATAAATTAGAGGCCGGAAAATCC